AATGCAACGTCTAGGTAAACAAAACTTAGGTGGAGCAACTGGACAGCAAGCGGCAGATGCAGTAGATAAAGCAAGTCAAGGTAAAACATTGACACCAGTACAACGCAAAGCTATGGCGGCACAGGCAACGTCCGTTGATAAATTAGCAAGCGACCCGAGGACTGCAACACAATTTAGAAATCTTTTAAATAAGATTAACAAATAAGGAGTTTCTATGAGACTTACAGAAGTTCTAGGTGGTCTATATGTAATGATCACAGAAGAAGAAAATGATTTAATCATGAAATTCTTCACAGAGAATGAATATGTTAATGAATCACAGCTATCAGACCGTGAAGGATTGATAGCTGATAAACTAACACATAAAGGTGTGTTGGTACCAACACTACGTGGTTATAGAACTGTATAATAGAAAGAGGCAAAAATGACAGCACCAACAAAAAAAGATGTAGACGCAATGAGTAATCTTATGAAAGCACTTAACGGTGATAAGAGTGGGGTTAAACAACAAGCACAACAAGAAGCACAAGCACGTGAAGCTGCGGGCATTGTTGATACAAGTCCTGGTGTAAAAACAACAGATATTAAAGCTATGGAAAATATCCTTAAAGGATTTCATAGTGCAAGTTCAAATGTTGCAGCAAAAGTAGCAACTACTATCAATGAATCAAAGAAAACATCAACTGGCGTTGAAATGGGCATGTACTCTGTGGAGAAAAATGCTGATGGATATTACGACATTAGAGATGGCCGTACAAGCGACACGTTATTTGAAGGTTTATATATCTACGAAACTGCGTTTGTTATTGCAAAACACCTTAATGAAGGTAAAAAAGTAAACTCAACTGACATTACTAGAGTGATGGCTACGAATGCATTGTTTGAACAATACTACGAAGACGCATTAACTCATAAGAATAGCTATAAAACTGCAAAGAAACGCAAAGATTCAAGTAAGATGGATATTGCTGAAGCACGTTTTTCAAGAGCAAAAAGCGATGCCGCTGTTGCTAAAAAGAAAATCAAGTCAATTTATGAGTCTATTAACAAATAAACACTTCCTTAAAAATTAAATATGATCTTAAATGATAAATACATAATATAACTATGTATTGGGGTACATTACCATGAAAAAAACAATTTTTTATAACACAAATCCAGTAGCGATTTCTACTCGTTTAAACGAGTATATGAAGTCGAACTTTGGATATTCAGTTGAAAGTGACTTAGCTTCATTGCGTGAAGCAAAAGTAACACTAGAAGCACAAAAGCGTGAACTACGTGCAGATCATCAGGATCGTGCATACGTTGAGAACATGCTTATGTTAGAAACAATCAAATCATTGCTTAAAGCGCATGTTGCAGAAGGTGAACTTCCGCCGGGTCTTAAAGCATACCAAGATAAGAAAAAAGGCAAAGCTCCTAAGAAGGGCAAAGCAAAATCAGATAAAATGCCAATGGATGCCGGCAAAGACGGTAAGATGGGTACAAAAGATGATAAGCCAGCTTTCTTAAAGAAAGATGAATCTGTATCGGAAGCAGAAGAACGTCCATACATTTGTTTCCACGCTAAAAAAGGCAAGCATGAATGTCATGCTGATTCATCATATGGTGCTGCTAAGAAAGCGGCTGCACATTGGAAATTAAAATCAACTGCTGGTATTACACCAAAGTTAGCAGATGTAGAACATGTTGCTGAATCTGAAAAGCGTTGGAAGCAAACTTCAATGTCTTCAGCAGAAGCAACAAAAAAGTACGGCAAAGAAAATGTAAAAGTCAAAAAAGGCGGACTACGCAATGGCGATGACATGGTAGAAGTATTTGTTGAAGGTTATAAGATCCGTGACAAAGATCGTGGATATGGCGTAGCAGATGCGACATATAAAACACGTAAAGCAGCCCAAGATGCGGCAATAATGAAAGCGGCTTCAAACGGCGGCGATTGGGAAGTCATTGAAGAAAAAGTAGCAACTGAGGGTAAATACAAATCAGATGCACAGCGCAAAGCAGTACATGCGTCAAAAGCAGAAAAAACAAACGAAGGTGATGCACCAAAGTTTGATACAATGAAAAAGTATAGCAATACTTACGAAGCACCAAAGGAATACAAAATGAAAAAAGAAAAGCTAGAAGAAGGTCTGATGGCACAACTTAATGCTCTACTTGAAGCAGATGCAGCAGACGCAGAAATCACAATGGCGGCTCGTGGTATTGTAGACGAACTACAAGACATGATCGAAAAGCTAGGTAAAATTCAAAATGACCAACTAGGCCCACTTGCAGATGAAATGGCATATTCACATGGTCCAGAACAATCAGCAGCATTCAAACAAGCATCAGACTCAGCAATTGCAGGTCTACTAGGACAAGCTCGTTCAACTAAAGATGCAGTTAACGATGCAGTACTAGTTCTAATGGGTGATAAACCTGCAGATGATATGGCGGCAACAGGTGCAGAACTTGGTGGCGACATGGGCGCAGATATGGAAGATGATATCTCAATGGATATGGATTTAACAGGCGGCGATGAATCAATGGCTGGTCCTGAAGATGAACCACTTGGACGTGCAAAGAGATAATAGATGAAAATTTCAACACTTTTAAACGAAGATGCAAATTCACATGCACAGTTAGTCAATGATATTAATGCATATCTAGTTCGTTTAAAAGCGAATAGTATTTTTACTATTGGCACTGATCTTCTTAGCAGAGAACTAAATGATATGGGGCATACAGTGACCCCAGAATCATTAGTTGACATTATGCGTAAAAGCAAGTATATTAGTAAAGTAACAGTTGATTCAATTGTACTTGTCGGAGCCCCAACTTCGACTGAGGATAATAATGACCGTGAAACAGTTAAAAGACTTGCAACTAAAGCAACAGATAAAAGGATAGGATAATGCCACTAATTATAAAAGGCGGAGCGAAGCCGACAATTATTTCAGAAAAGGCAATGAAAAACAAATTAGGACAGATGAAAGATGATATTATTAATAATGATCCACTATCATCACTATCACCTGAACTAGCAGAAAAGCGTAGAGAAATTCTTGATGCGAAAGCACATCGTGAATATCTAGCAAAAATTCAACGTAATGAAGAAGATGCTATGAGAAAATTACGAGAAGCAGATATTAAAGATATGGAAGCTACTAGTGAACTTGTAGTAGAAACAGGATCAGAACCAATCGTTATCGAACATAATGATGTAGTTAAAGTAAGTCCAGTAACAGAAGTAAAAGTCGAAACTCCAGACTTTGAAGCAATGACTAAAAAAGAGTTAGATGAATGGGCAGAAGAAACACTTGGACTAGCACTTGACCGCAGAAAAAAGAAAGCGGATATGATAGAAATTGTAAAAAAGAACTTGTAATTCATTACGAATCATAGTATACTACTTGTATGCTAAAAGAAACATATACATATACCCCCTTGTCACGTGTGAATGTAGACGGTTCCCGTCACTATCAAACGCCTGGGGGTAAACCATTACCAAGCGTAACGACAGTATTATCTGCGCTTGCTGATAAAACAGCAATACATGAATGGCGCAAACGTGTCGGGAATGAAGAAGCTAATCGTATTATGAACCTTGCTACAGGTATCGGTACTCAAGTACACTTACATCTTGAAAAGTTTATCTTGGAAGAAGATAGGCCTAATGGTACTAATCTTATTCATCAGATGGCTCAAGAACTTTCAGACATTGTAATTGATAAAGGTCTCAGCAATCTAAATGAATGTTGGGGCACAGAAGTACCTCTATACTATCCTGAACTATATGCTGGAACAGCAGATTGTATAGGTGTATGGAAAGGCAAACCTGCGATGGTAGACTTTAAGACAACACGTAAGCCTAAGAAGCGTGAATGGATTAATGATTACTTCTTACAAGGCGCTGCATATGCATCAGCACATAACGAACTATACGGTACTGATATTCGTACTATTGTTATTATGATGATTGGCTGGGATGCTGAAGCAGATAATCTTGGTAACTATCAAGAATTTGTTGTAGAAGGTGAAGAATTTGATAGCTATGCAATGCAGTGGGCAATGAAGGTTCAAGAGTATTTTGATAAATACATGTAACGACTAGGAGTTACATAACATGTCTACAGAAAACGTAAAAATCTTACTAAGACGTGGTTTCCGTGATGAAATCGCATCTACTACACTTGATACTGGCGAACCAGGTTTTGCCACAGATACAAACCAACTGTTTATCGGCATAGATTCTGCTATAAATGAAGTGGTGTTTGATACTTTTGCGAATGCACAAGCTATTGTGCAATCTTGGTTAGATAATTATAGTACTCAAACTGGATTGATCATTGATGAAGACCTCGTAATTCGTGGTGTGCTGAATGTTGATGCACTACTGGATGCAATGATTACTGATAATACATTTAATGTTTCAAACTTTGCAAGATCAAGAGAAAATGTAGAAGTAGTGACTGAAAATACATTTAATCAGCTATTTGCAGATCAGCATTTAAGTTCACTAGATTCTTCTTTGGGTATTCGTCCAAGTCTATTCAGAAAATCACTTGCAACAGAAACAGGTACATTCTTACGTTATAATAAACAAATATGTACGACTTTCTTTATTGATTATTCATTAGTACAAACAGATAGTACAAGTAAATTTTTAAGAGTAGGGCAAATCAAAGTCATTAATGGTGTACCTCAGGGTATTGATCAAGTAAAACTTACAGACGATAATACAGAAATGTGGCAAGATGATTCAGATAATATAGCTGATCTGGATGAATTTTCAAATATAGAATTTGATACTGTAATTGATGGTGACAATATAGAAATTAATTTTATACAAGGTGCAGGTTTCGAAACAGAAATAAGTTATGTAGTAAAACGTTGGTCTATGTAAATGAAAGATACAGCTACTCTGTTATTTGACTGGCGGCAAACAAGATTAGATTTAAAAGAAGAATTCTCAGAAAATAATTTACAGAAAGTTATGGACTTCTGGAAGAGTTTAGATTATAGCCGTCATGGATTTGACTATGATCGTGTCACAATGTGGCCCGATGCATGGGAATATATCACAGAACAATTTTACACTAATAGTGGAAATGGCTTAGCCTGTTTTTATACAGTGTATCATGCTCATCCAAAATTAGAACCAGAAGTCTGGTTAGTACATGATTTAGCACACGGAGATATGTATCTTGTGTGTTATGTAGATGGTTATATATTGAATAGAATAACCGGAGAGCTAGATAAACTAGAACTAGTACAAAATGATTTAGATATCCTAAAGAAATATACTGCAAGCACAATAATTGATGCAGTTAAGGAACGTAACTCAAATTAAACACATACTTAATAATAACGATAAATACAACATAACAGAACGAGGACAATATGTTAATAGAAAACAAATATAAAGTAAATGATATTATTACAATTGCACTAATGAGCGGACAAGAAGCTCTTGGTAAGTTTGTAAGCGAAGATGATGATGTGATCGTACTACAACGACCATTAACTATCGCCTTTGGTCAACAAGGTGCTACATTTCAGCCGTTTACTATCACGGGAAATAGTGAAGGCGCAGTAGGATTTAGACTAGATAAAGTAGTATCTATTTTACAGACTAATAAAGAAACAACTGAAGCATATCGTGCCGCAACAAGTGGCTTAGTAGTTCCAGAAAAATCAGGATTAATTGTGTAATGCCGGGTGCAGCTAGAACAACAGATAGTACGACTAATCACCCACCATGCGGTCCGGGTAAGTGTAGTTCTGGCTCAAGTAATGTAATCATTAATGGATTACAGGCATTTAGAGTGAGTGATATGGATACCCCACATGGTATTCCTCAAGGATCACCTCCGTCGTGCGTACCGCATGTTACTCCTTTAGCACAAGGATCTAATAACGTTTTAGTTAATGGTAAACCACTTGGTAGAATTAATGATGCGTTTTCTTGTGGTATCAGAGTCGCAAGCGGTAGCGGAAATGTAATAGTGAACGGGTAATAAGATGGCATCAGAATCAGAATATGAACGATTATACCAATTATGGGTACAACAAAACATTATTAATGGTGGTACAGTCACACTTGACGGCACTAATACCCCCGCCCAATATTATGATGAAGCAAGTTCACTAAATTTAACTCCACAACAATTAGCAGAACTACAAGCTAGACAAGCCCACTATAATAGAACCCAAGCATTGCAAACTATTAGTAGTGAGATAGGTGCTAATAATTTTACTAATCCGTATAATACACGTTCAGTTGCAAGTATTAATAAATTAAATGCCTTTTCCTCTAGTCAAGGTGTATTGAACGCAATTGCATTATCAGCAATATTAAACGGATCAGATGCATTAGCATTGGGTGGTAGTGCTGTTGTCATAGCTGCATTATCAAATGCATTAGGTGTTGATTTTGAAAAACTTCTACTGACTGCTGGACTGGCAGGTATTGGCATTGCAATGTTTAATAATTTACAATCGCATACTAATTCGCAGACAGTTAATCTACCAGATACTTTAGAAAATGCTAGTCAATTAGCAGGAATGAATGCACAGTTCGGAGAAGGACCTAGTAGTTGTTCATTGTTTAATGAATTAATGGGCATTTTAGCAGGCGCTTTTGATGGTGTATTTGATTTTATAGATGCAGCTATTGATAAAGTATCTGGTATAATAAACCAAGTAGCAGGAGCTTTAGGTGATATAGTCGCTGGTATAACAGGCGCAATTGCAGGTGGGATAGATGCTATGATATCTGCTATCAGTGGATTAATACCGCAAGGCATCAAAGATTTATTTAATGAGATAGGTGATATTGCAAGTGGGTTAATTGGTGCATTTTCTGACATTGCAAATCAAATAACAAGTGAAATTGCAAATATACTTGAAATGGCTAATCAGATAGCACAAAAACTAGCTGCTCTAGCAATGGCTGCAGCAATGTTAGATCCGTGTAAATTAGCTGTGCTAATGAATACAGGATCTCCCGAGTTGAAATCAGCAGCAAATGCTATGATTGCACCAGTAACAAATATAATAGAAGAAGTACAAACAGAATTAGATTCACGTGCAAATCCAGAAGAAGTTACACGTGCTGTAGAAAATGCAAAAGCAGAAGCACAAACTGCTCCAGGTGTTCCACAATCACCATTTAGTGAAGCGGCTAAAATATATACAGGACTTGATGCTTACTTACACGGAACTTTACAAACAGTTACACCTAGTATGTTTGGTACAGAAGAGAAGTTTCAAAATACTCCCACTGATTCAGGTTCTACTGTTACTAAGTTACCAGAAACAGGTTCTGACAGTGATGCTGGTGAAGAACAAGAAGTAGAGACTCCGAAACAAGATTTCTGGGAATCTAAAGCGTATGCTACATGGAAACAGTTATACTTTACTGACACTATGTCTGCAAAAGCACAACATAAGCGTTTAGTTAACAAATTCAAAAGAACATTACAGAATGGTAAGTTCAGAGATCCTAGTGTAAAAATTGAAATACAAAATCTATATGATTTGCATCTTGACATTAAAGAAGAGATATCACGATGGTTAGATACAACTAAGAAAGCATTGTCATACAAGAGTTCAACAGGAAAACGTGATCAAACTAAAGAAGACAAAGCATTGCAAGATTATAACTTAGTATATAATAATAGAACAAGTTCAAGTATAAATTCATGGGAGCGTGAATACAACCAATCAAGAGAAACATATAAGTCACTAAAATCTCAGATTATAGAATGAATTGATAAATACAATAGATATAAGTCTCGGAGTAAGTATCAATGCACGTTAATGAAATTATCAAACCAGTAGAAGAGGGGGTCAATGATCCTCATATCTTTAAAGCAGTATTTTTAGCTGGTGGTCCAGGCAGTGGTAAATCATTCGTAGCTAATAAGATGTTAAAAGGTTCTGGTCTAAGGACTGTAAACAGTGATGACATTTATGAATATCTAATGAAGAAAAAAGATATGGACATGTCAGACCCATCAGTAATCGCAAGTCCACAGGGACAAGAAACTCGTAATAAAGCAAAAGAATTAACTAATAAACGTCAAGGTGATATTATAACTGGCAAGGGCGGTTATCTTGAAGGTCGTCTGGGTCTTATCATTGACGGCACTGGTAAAGATGTTGCCAAAGTTGCTAAAGCAACTGAACAGCTAAAGAACCTAGGTTACGATACGATGATGTTATTCGTTAACACAAGTGAAGAGGTTGCACAAGAACGCAATATGAAACGTGATAGAAGCATTCCATCAGTGATGGTGTCTAACATGTGGAAGCAAGTTCAAAACAATCTTATGAAATTTCAACAAGTATTTGGTGCAGCAAACTTTCACGTTGTAGATAATAGTGGTGGTCTTGAAGATCCAGACCGCAAAGCAAACTTCTTAGAAGTTGATAGAGCTATTGACAAATTCTTAATGTCTACGCCAAGTGATAGACGTGCGAAAGCGTGGATACAAGATCAAAAATCAAAATAAACAATTGACTTATGTGTAATAATATAGTATTATACATATAAACAATATAGAAGTGGACTACTATAGTGAGTAATATCATTGAGGGGCTCCGTGCATATCGCAAGGAGATCGACTTAAACTTTATAAAAAATACACATGTACATTATTGCACACCATGCTACGGCGGACAAATAACTGAACCATATTTTCGTTCTTGGTGTAAGGCACATATGCTTTTTACTAAACATGAAATTCCATACACAATTACAACAAGTGCAAATGAGTCATTGATATCACGTGCAAGATGTCATATGGTTGCGTATATGATGGCTAATCCTCATGCAACACATTTGATGTTCATTGATGCAGATATTAATTTTGATCCCATTGATGTATTACATATGATACAACACGATAAAGATATTATTGTCGGTGCGTATCCTAAGAAAGATTTAAACTGGGATAAAATGCGTGATGGAATTGCAAACAATCCAAATAATAGCGTAGATGATATGAAAAGACTTGCATCTAATTATGCATTAAACTTTGAATGGAACTTTGATAAGAATGATAAGGGAACTATTCGTACAGAAGATGGACTAGTCAAACTTAAAGATGCCGCAACAGGCTTTATGCTTATTAAACGTGAAGTAATCTTAAAGATGATTGAATCATACCCAGAACTATACTTTAATAATGATTTGAGTATGGATCCAGAGTTTGCTAAGTGGACATATCTATTATTTGATTGTATGCACGAACCTGAAACAAAGCGTTATCTATCAGAAGACTATGCATTCTGTAGACGTTGGCAAGCATTAGGTGGTGAAGTTTGGTTAGATCCTATTGTCAATCTAGATCATGTAGGACACTTTACTTTTAGTGGAAGTGTCAGTAATATATTCACTAGCTCATAATAGAAAAGACCCTTTCGGGTCTTTTTAATTAATGTGTTGGATACATATTGTGTTTGTATTCTGAGATACGTTGGGCTTCTTTGAACATACCCTTATTTCTCAGTTCTCTAATTGCCATACAATAACTTCTATATTCCATTGCTTTTAAAAATCTTTTTAACATATTAAATTCCTTTACAGTCAAAGTATGACTTTGCTAGTTGTACTGGTACACCGCCTTGTGCGATACACGCTTCTTTCCAGTTTGGTTGTTGAAACTTTTCAATCACAGCATAGAAGCCAAAAGCGATACATATCAATAGTAACGAAGTCATTACAACAAACATATAAAAGCCTAGCTTTTGTACTACTTTTGCTGATATTTCTATGTGTTGTTCACCAGTCATTATGCGACCGCAAACATTAGTAGCAGTGCTACTAAGAAAGCAAAAATACCTAATGCTTCAGCGAATGCTACGCCAACAAACATTGTACCTGTATCTGGTTTCTTTGGCATTACTTTTAATACACTACCTACAATCATTCCTACTGCGATGGCAGCGCCACCCATTCCAAACGTTGCTAATCCTGCGCCAATCATTGCGCCCATTGTTGCGATATCACCAGTCATTATTTGTTCTCCAACATTAAACGTTTTGCTTCTTCATGATAGCCTTCTCTCCAAAGTACTTCTGCAGCTCTTGCTCTACCTACTGATTCGCCAAATGCCCATACGCCCATTGCAAATGCAACCAAGCCTCTGCTTACTATCTTACCTAAGTTAGATGTTTTATTCATTACTAGTGTAGCCATTATACAAATCCTCTCAAGTTTTCGTTAGCTTCTACTGGTTCTTCTTTAACCATCACCT